GTCCGGCTGTAGCCCGTGAGAGCTTCGCTCAGTGGAACCTCTACGTCCTCGCCATCCACCCTGACTCGGACGTAGCGCTGGGCCGTGTCGTCGTCGAGGTCGAGGTAAGAGCGCTCGGGCTCCGGGGGTGGGCCTGGGTCGGCCTGGATGCCATCACCTTCGACTGCCCCGTCTAGCACGGGATCGACGGCTTCGGGCTCCCCGAAGGGATATGCGTCTGACAACACGAGTCCTTCCTGGTTGCTCTGTGTCAGGCGCTATTGAACCACATCTCACCCGCCCATTTGTGCAAGCAGCTCCGGTGGAATCTGCGGAGCCTGACCCATTGGCATCTGCTCGATGGGCGGTCCCTGGCCCGCCAGATCGGCGCCCTGGGGCATCGCCTCGCCGCCGGGAGGCATGCCGGGAGGCATGCCAGGAGGCAGCTGACCCTGCGCGTTGGGGTCCTGCTGGCCCTGCTGCATCATCTGGTCCGTTGGGTTGTTGAGGATCGTCGAGGTGTCCTTGATGCCGAAGCCGTACTGCAGGACGTAGCGCGCCAGGCCCGCCGGGTTGACCACACCCACCTCCACGAACGGCGCCATCGCGTCGACGAGCTGCAGCGCCGACTGGCGCCGGAAGGCCTCGTTGCGCGGCTCGGTCGAGCCACCCTCGACCTCGAAGTCGTAGTCGCCCTGCAGGTACTCGGCGTCGTAGTTGACCCACGCCCGCCCGGCCACCGAGGTGATCCGGGCGACCTGGTCGCTGGTCACGAACTGCTGCATCAGCGAGATGATCTTGCTGCCGCACTCGGACAGGAACGACTCGATCTTGGCCAGCTTGTCCCGGCTGCGCGAGTTGGCGGCGTCCTGGATCATCGCCGCCTCGGTGGCGGTGCGGCGGATGGCCGACTCGGGCTGGCCGCGCATGTAGTCGCTCACGCCCGACACCGTGTTGATGTCGTCCTCGATCAGCTGGGACTGGTTGTAGAAGTCGGGTGGGGTGCCGACGGAGGGCAGCGGGGCGATGAGACGCGAGGGGTCCTGGTCGCCGAGCGCCGGGACCATCGAGTTGTCGACGTCGGACTCGAGCGCTCGCACGCCGTCTTCGTCGAAGCCGTCGCGTGCGTAGATCCACTTCCGCGCGAAGCGCTTGCGGTGGTTGAGCATCTGGTTGCGGGTCTCGTTGAGCTCGAGCTGCAGCGACTCGATCGACTCGATCTCGCCCATCGTGTAGAAGTTGTCGGTCACCTCATAGTTACGCAGCATCAGAAACGGGTGCCCGCTGCCATAGGGGATCGGGGCGGGCTTGATGAGGTAGGCGTCGTTCTGAGCCGAGCCCTCGTTCACCGAGTCGCCGCGCAGCGCGAAGGTCGAGACCTCCTGGCGCTTCAAGTCGTAGAACTCGATGATCTCGCAGTAGCTGATCGCACCCTCGTCGGCGGTGTCGATGTCGCTGCGCCCGTCGTTGTCGCCCTGGCCCGAGCTGACGAAGCGCGTGGTCACCGCCACGGCCTTGCGCGCCTTGACGTCGTAGCGGCTGTCGACGCGCACGTCCTGGATCGGGCGCCACGAGCGCTGGGCGATCCAGCGCATCTCGCGGGGCAGGCGAGCGTCGGGGTCGACGAGCATGTCGAAGATGCTGATGCGCTCGATGTAGGGGTAGTCGGCAACGCAGTCGGTCGACTCGCTCTCGGCGTTGCCCGGCACCGGCAAGCGGTCGTCGATGCCCTCGGTATCACCGGTCTCGATGGTGTTCTCGCCGCCGAGCTCGCCGGTCGGCTTGACCTCGGGCGGCTTGGTGAAGCGATAGCCAACCTTGATCCAGCCATGCCCGGCGAGAATCCAGTCGTCGACGGCGAGGCGGATCTCGTCCTGGTACTTGTGGGCCCGCCAGAGGTAGTTGAGCACCTCCTCGACGACCACCGCGTTGGGGGCGCTCTCGGGCTTGCGAGCGTTGACCACGAACTTCGGGTTGTTGATCGCCACGGCCGGGGCGATCACGTTCTTGGTGGCGAACACGAGGTTGATCACCAGGCGGTCGTTGCGGTCGGCGGCGGCGTACTGCTTGCCCCGGTACAGCTCGATCATCCGGTGCCACAGCTGGTCGTAGTTGTCGCTGCGCCACTTCTTCGAGCGCTCGATCTCGTCGCGGCAGAACTGCAGCTTGTCGGTCAGCTTCATCGGCGGCATGTCAGGCTCCGAACGTTGAGGCGGGCTCGACATCGACGCCGAGCACACGGTCACCGAGGATGTCGGCGCGGCGTTCGCTTATGGTCATGTCGTTGAAGCGCGATCGTCCATACGTACCGCCACCTCTGAACGCGAAGCCAACCGTGCGGACCCGACATCCGAAGCACTCGCTCCGTCCGGCCTCGGCTGGCTTGCCGCACTCGCAGGTCATGTGATCGTGATGGGCGAGCCGGTCACGTTGGAGCCGACGCTCGGGTCGAGCACCCAGGTCACGGTCCCGGCGAGATCGAGGTCGCCAGCAGGGATGGTGAACGACAGATGGGTAGTGTCGGCGACGACCGGCGTCACCGTCTTGGCTGACGTGCTCGGCGCCGTGTACGTGACCACCATCGCGCCCGACTTGAAGTTCGTGCCGACGACGGCGAACGAGGTGGTCGCCACACCGTGAGCCACTGACGATGGTGTGATGCTCGTGACCGTCGGTGCAGGCGGCGCGGTGATGTCATCGTTGCCACCCCGGTAGCTCGGCCGCTGGCGGGCCCAGCGACGGTTCGGCTTGGTGACCGTTCGCTGGTGATTCTGGCGGGCAACGGTCATCTGGTGCTCCTGACGAAGTGTCGGCCGATCGGTTCGCGCTCGACCGGGACGGCGGAGACCCGGTCGAGCTTGCCGAACATCATGCGCTCCATATAGCCCCAAGTGCCAGGCGGCGGCTCGAGAACCGGCTGATATTCGCGGAGCCAAACGTACTTGAGCATCTGCACGGCGATCGACAGGGCCATCACGCGGTCGTCCCAGGGAGTGCCGTGCATCTTGCCGTCGCCGTCGCGCACGAACGATCGCAGCTCGGTGATGCACTCGGCGTCGTGGCAGTGCAGCTGGTTCTCGCGCAGCGCTGAGTTGAGCTCGTCGATAGCGAGCGGCTTGGTGATCGTCGTCGTGCGCCAGCCGAGCACCTCACTCGCCACCGAGCGCGCCTTGGTCTGGCTGCGCGAGCGGTAGAGCGGCGTGTACATCATCCGCGCCAGCGCCTTGTTGGTGGTCAGCCCGTGGTTGTTGGACTCCACCCCCACCAGTGCGTTGTTGTACCAACGCCCAAGGTTGAAGGTGACGTCAGTGCCGAGCAGATCGGCGTCCACCCGGTCGTGGAAGCACGCCACCACGTCACGACTCTTGGCGTCGATGACGTACGCCACCGAGTAGTCGCCATGCTCGAGGCCCTCGGCAACGTCCACGCCAATGACATAGCGGCCACCCTCCTCGGGCTCTCGCCACACGCGCAGCGGGCCATTGCGCTCCTCCTCGAAGTACCGGCCCTCGATCGCCGAGACCAGTCGACCGCGCGCCGGGTCCACCGCCGTCATCGCCCGCAGCGTGTCGACGTGGAACACCGGGTGGCCCGAGCGCAGGAACGCCTCATCGGGATCAGCCGGGTACTCCTGAGCCAGCTGCCAGTCGGGCAGGTCGCGGCGCTTCGTCTCGTACCACTCCTCGTCGCGGTCGCCCGACCACCACGGGAAGAAGATCCCCTTGAAGCGGTTGGTCCGGTTCTGGCTGCCGACCCACAGCTTGTGGAACAGGTTGCCCTCGCCCTGCGCGGTGCCGAGCATGATGACCCGACCGCCGACGTCGGCGATCGGCTCGATCGCCGCCCACGCCTCCTCCGAGTTGGGAAGTAGCCCGAGCTCGTCGACGACCACGGTGTAGACCGTCTCACCACGAGCAGGATCAGAAGCCGACGGCAGCGACTCGATGTAGCTCTCGTTGCTCATCCCCATGCGCGTCTGGTTGACCGAGACCACCGGGCCGCGGTACTTGATCCACGGCGGCAGGAAGCGGGCTCCGTACTTCGCCTTGTCGAGCAGCTTCACCGCGTCGCGCTCGGTCTTGGACAACATCACGATGGCGCGGTCGGGATAGAAGTACGTGAGCCAGAAGCAGAAGGTGGAGATCAAGGTGGAGAAGCCGATCTGGCGGGCCTTGAGGCTGACCGTGTAGCGCTCCTGCAGCCACAGGTAAACCGCCTCGATCTGGGCGTCGAACAGCTCGAAGTGGATGCGCCCTCGCTCCGGGTGCCTGATCCACCAGTAGGTCGAGCAGAAGTAGCGGAAGGCTTCCAACTTCTCGTCGTCGCTCACCTTCCACGGCGGTGCGATCTTGCGCCACTCGCGCTCCTGCAGGAGCTCCTCGAGTGTGTAGCCATCACTCACGGCTCGAGGACTTCGATGCGCTCCTCGTGATCGAGAAGTTGTTCCTCGACCGCCGCCAGGCGCTCCTCGAGGGTGCGATTCTTGCGCTGCAGGTCGAAGAAGGCCCGGCGCTCGGCTGGCGTGTTGCGCGGCTGGAACCCGGTGCGCCCGCTCACTGCTCGACCATGTTCCGGTCGATCATCTGCTGCAGCTCAGCGTCGGTGAGCAGCCCCACCGCCTTGCCCGAGCCGTTGGTGCGCTCCGGACTCATCTCGCTGATCGCCCGCAGGTACTCCTTGGCCGCGGATACGTGGCGGGGGTTGCGCGGATCGCTGGCTGCCTCGAACAGGGCGTCGAGCACGCGCTGGCGCTTGTCGAGGTCGCCGATGACCTGATCGGTCTCACCTTGCCAGACCTCCCGGAACTCACGGTCGTGCTTCCAGTTGTACAAGGTCTTGACGTGGACGTCGATCATCCGGGCGAACTCGGCCTCGGTCTCCGGGTTGCGCGCCGCGGGCGGAGTGGTCAGCCACTCGATGAAGCGCATCTTCTCGGGGTCCTGGCGGACCGGGGTGTAGGGCTTCGCCATCGCCCTATTAGATCAGCGGGTCAGTGGCAGCACGAACGGCCTCACCACGACCGTCACCGGGGACGGCGGCGGCAGGGTCGTCGTCGTGGTGGTCGTGGGCGCAGAAGTCACGACAGTCGTGGTCGTGGGGGTGCTCACAGTGGTCGCGACAATCGTGGTCGAGCTGGTCGACGTCACGACGGTGGACGAGGACGAAGTGGATGGGGTCGTAGAGGTAGTCGTTGTCGACGCCGGGAGCGTGGATGTACTCGACGAGGTGGTCGAGGTGGTCGGCAACGTCGAAGTGGAAGTCGATGTCGTCACCTCCGTCGTGGTGGTCGTCGCCACCGTGGTCGGGCCGCACTCGCTCTCGATGTAGTCATCGGGCTCGCAGGTCCAAGCCTGCCCCGGCGAGGCCCCACTAGCCGCGATTGTCAGGGCCATAACCAGGCCAGCCGCCAGTGCCATCAAGCGCTTCACTGCGGCGAGAATGTAGCAGCCCTAGGCAGTCCTGTATGTGAACGTGTTCACGTTCTCTATGCTAGACAGCACAGTGCAATACTGCTACCATGAAGACATGCGACCAGAACCCATCACCGAAGCCGAGGACGTCAAGGTCGTCGTGCCCCTGCGAATCAGCTTCCGCCAGCGCGACCACCTGCGAGACCTGGCCGACGCCGAGAGCGTCTCGGTCAACCAGTTCCTCCTCGAGAAGCTGCTCGCCGCTGGCGTGGACCTGTCGTAATGCCGATCGTAGGGATCGACCCCGGAGTGACCGGGGCCATTGCGCTGATCCATCACGGCGAGGCCTCGGTCTACGACATGCCCCGCGGTGCCGACGGCATCGACGGAGCGCTGCTCTACCGCCTGCTGATGCAGTGGCAGCCCGACGAGGTCAACGTCGAGCGCACCCACGCCATGCCCAAGAACGGCTCCAAGGCTGCCTACAGCCAGGGTGACTCGAACGGCGCCATCCGCACCGCCGTGCACCTGGCCAAGGTGCCGCTGGTGTGGATTCTGCCCCGCCAGTGGCAGAGCTACTTCGGGCTGTTCGGTGGTGGCTTCTCCGAGACCGAGCGCAAGAATCGCTCACGGTGGCGGGCGCAGGAACTATTCCCGACCGTGGCCGACCAGCTCAACCGGGTCAAGGACCACAACCGCGCCGAGGCGCTGCTGATCTGCGAGTACGGGCGCCACACCTCGATCACCAAGGCGGTGCTCGATGGTTAACACCCAGGCAGTCAGCGACGCCGAGCTCGTCCGCCTGCGCGACACCGGCGAGCTGATCTGCCACTGCAGCTGGACCGTGCCCCAGCACATCGACCTGTTCAACGCCTGGCAGTGCCCGCGCTGCTTCAAGGCTCTACCCCGTCACACCCACCAGCAAGGATCAGACCAATGACCGACACCCAGACCACGGAACCCCGCGACGCCGACGCCATCGTCGCTGACGCCAGCGTCGCCCTCGACGCCATCGACGCCAACATCGCCAGCCTGCGCGCCACGCGCGCTCAGATCGGCGCCAAGGTGCAGGAGCTACTCGAACAGCGCAAGCCCCTCGCCCGCATCGTCTCCGCCGCCCAGCCCCGCACGCGCAAGTCCAAGGCCTCCTCCCCGAACGGCGACACCGAATGAGCCAGGGCCTCAGCCTCGACGAGTTCGGCGCCGACCCCGTAGCTCGGGACTTCCGCCGGGCCAACGGCGCTCCGATGGTGCGCCGCCTCGACGACCCGACGAAGTGGGATCGCTACAGCCGACCGTCGAGCTGGGGCTCGGACCTCGACGACGAGTCCAACCTCGTCACCTGGAAGATCGACCGAGCGATGGAGGGCGTGGCCTGCGACCCCTCCATCGCGGCGATGGTCGCTTCCAACCTCGGCGTCAAGGAAGGCGCCAAGGAACGCCGCGAGCGTGCGATCCAGCGCGGCCGCGGCGAGGAGGCTGCCGACATCGGCACGGCGCTGCACCGCATGACCGAGCGGGTCGAGAGCGGCGACGGCTTCCGGGCCCCGCCACCATTCGACGCCGACATCGCCGCCTACCTGATGCAGCTCGATGCCGCCGGGCTGGTGAGCGAGTTCATCGAGTGCCACCTATGCAACGACGAGTGGCGAGCGGCGGGCACCGCCGACCGGATCTACCGAGCGACACGCGAACTGGAAGTGGCGGGCTGCCCCCCGGTCCTGCCCGGCCAGCACATCCTCGGCGACTTGAAGACGGGCAAGCGCCTCGACTACTCGCTGCCAGGTTTCGCCATCCAGCTGGCGCTGTACATCGACAGCGTGTTCTACGACGTCGAGACCAACGAGCGCTCACCACTCCCAGCTGACATGCGGACCGACATCGCCCTGCTCGTCCACATGCCAGCCGGTCGAGCCAGCTGCGAGTTCCACTGGCTCGACATGCAGGTCGGGCGCGAGGGCGCCCGGATCGTGCGCGACGTGCGCCGCTGGCGGCGCCGCAACGACTTCACCATCGGCTTCACACCGCCACCGACCGACGAGGTAGCGGTGATGGCCACCCCGATGGAGCAGCTGGCATTCGGGGACTTCGTGCCTCACGAGCCAGACATTCCCGACGGCGTCGAGCACGAAGCGTGGGTCGAGGCAATGACTTCCTTCGCCCAGTCGCGTATCAATGTCATCGGGGGTGTCGCCGAGGCCCGCGCCATTCTCCTTCGTCGCTGGCCAGACGACACCCCCACCCTTCGCCAGGGCGGCATCAGCGCCGCCCAACTCTCTGCGGTGCTCGACTTGCTCGACGCCATCGAGGGTGCATTCAGCCTGCCCTTCCCGCCGGGTGACCCGCGGGTGGAGTGGGATCGGGGTCTTCACTCCGATCAGTTACCCAGGAACAACGAACCCAGGAGCAATGTGCCATGACAGTTCAGAAGGACGCCAACGACTTCCTCATGCAGCAGGGAGGCAAGGCCTTCCCGTTCGAGCACCTCAACGACGTGGCGATCGGCGAGGTGGTCTCGGCAGAGATCAGGCAGCAGACCGATGTAGATACCGGCGAGAAGCTGTTCTGGACCGACGGGTCGCCGCGGATGCAGCTGGTCGTCACGCTGCAGACGCAGCTTCACACCAACGACGATGACGACGGCATCCGCCAGGTCTTCGCCAAGGGCGGCGCCCACGAGGTGGCCTCCGGTGAGGGCCAGGCGATGAAGCCCGCGATCGCCCAGGCGGTGCGCGACGGCGGGGGCTCGGGACTCAACCCCGGCGACCAGCTGGCGATCGCCTGGACCGGCGAGGGCGTGAAGAAGAACCGCGCCTTCAACGCACCCAAGCTGTACACGGCGTCGTGGAAGCCCGCCGCACCGTCGTCGGTGTCGGGCAAGGACCTGTTCGACAACTGACATGGGCTGGGGAGACGCACAGGGCGGGCGACCGCGCAAGCTGTACGTCAGGCGGCGGGTGGACTACCCGCCGCCCAACCCCCAGCCGACACCGTGCCGGATCTGGCAGGGCTCGGTCGACCGCTACGGCTACGGCCGGGTGACGGTGCACATGACCGACCACAAGCGCCGCCAGATGACGGCCTCGAAGTGGATCTGGACGATGGCCAACGGGCCGATCCCAGACGGGCTGGTGGTGCGGCACAAGTGCGACAACCCGCCGTGCTTCCGGCTCAGCCACCTCGAGCTCGGCACGGTGGCCGAGAACAACGACGACGCCTCCAAGCGCGGCCACCTCGGACCACCCTGCGCGCTGTCGCCCAGCCAGATCGAAGTGGTCCGCGCCGGACGTCAAGCGGGCTTGAGCTACGTCCAGATCTACGACGACTTCCGCGACATCCGCGAGGCCGTGACGATCCGCGGCCTGCGCTGGATCGGCAAGAAACTCGAGAACGGGTGGGAGCCAGCCCCCCCACCACCACCGGGCTACAGTCCCGAGGGATCTTCCGCCACTGCCACCCCCCGGCGCAAGATCAACCCGACCAAGGAAGCAGCCGCGGCGAAGTACGCCGCCTGGCGGCACGAGCGAGGAGAGCGCAGTGAGTCTGCTTGACGACCACGAAGGTCAGCTGTTCGACCCCGACGAGTACGGGCCGGGGCGCAAGCCACGGCGCCACCCGGAGCGCCTGGAACAGCTGGTCGAGCCGCTCGCCCCCGGCTACACCTACCTGCGCGACCGGCGCGGCGTGATCCCGTACGCCCACCTCATCGCCGCGACGACGCCCGAACACGCCTCGATCGCGCTGTGCGGCAAGGTCGGAACGCGCATCACCAACGCCGGGGTCACCTCGATGATCCGCTGCGTGGAGTGCGACCTCGCACAGCAGATGCTGTGATGACCGCCGCCATCGAGGCGGCAATGCTCGCAGCCCACCGGGCTGGGCTGTCCGTCATCCCGCTGCGCGCCAACAAGCGCCCGGCCATCACCACCTGGCGGGATCGCATCGACGCCCAGCCAGACGAGCTCACGGTGCGCCGTGAGGCAAGCAGGGCCGAGGGCTTCGCCATCGCCTGCGGCGGGCCGACGCGGCTGCAGGTGCTCGACTTCGAGGGCCGGTTCATGGAGCACATCCCGGAGCTTCGGACCCGGCTCGGTGAGCTCGGCCCGGTCTTCGAGTCGTGGCTCGACGGCTACCTCGTCGAGACGCCGGGCGGCGGCTTCCACGTCGCCGTGCACATCGAGGGCGACGACCAGCCGGGCAACACCAAGCTGGCGATGGACGAGAGCGGGATGTGCCTGGTCGAGACGCGCGGCCACGGCGGCTACGTTGCGGCCGCCCCCAGCAACGGAACCACACACCTCAGTGGACAACCCTGGGTACAACTCCGCGGCAGCTTCGACACAATCGCCTGGGCCACCACCGAGGAGTGGCAAGCGATCTGCTCAGTGATCTCCACATTCGACGCCGTGGCAGCGTCGGAGACCCCGCCCGAGGCACCACGCTCTCCGGTACCGACGGGCGGGGTCTCACTCTCTCGGATGGAGCACACCGAGGCCTGGATCGACGGCGTCGCGGTGCCGTCGATCGAGGAGGTCCTCGGCCACATGGGCTGGACCTACAGCCACTGCGACGCCGAGCACAACTACTGGACCCGCCCGGACAAGGACCCGCGCGACGGCCACAGCGCCACGGTCAACCGGGCCGGGCGGCTGTTCGTGTTCAGCTCCAACGCCGCGCCGGTCCCGGCCTCGGTGGGGCGCCAGACCTACGACACCATCGACGTGCTCGGCTGCTACCAGCTGGGCCACCTACCATCGACGTCGGAGCGGGTCGAGATCCTGCGCCGCTTCGGCGGACCAGCTCCGCGGGTGGCCGCTGATCTCTCGGTGGCTGAGCCGACGGGGTGGATCAGCGACGACTTCTGGGAGGCTCGGCCGTGGCTGGGGGCGATCCGCGATGCGGCGCACTCGAACCAGGCCTGCCCCGAGGCCGTGCTCGGCGCGGTGCTGTCGACGTACGCCACGTCGCTGCCGTCGTCGATCCGGGTGCAGGCGGTGGTCAGCGGGGCCGACTCACCGCTCAACGTCTACTCGGCGCTGTGCGGGCCCTCGGGCTCGGGCAAGACGTCGGCGATGACGATGGCTCGAGCGCTGTGCGGGGCAACCGACAGCCAGGACTTCCGCTACGCCGTCAACCTGCGCAGCGGCGAGGGGCTGATCACCGCGGCGCTGGTGCCGCAGCGCAAGAGCCGGGGGGACGAGGAGCTCACACCGCTGTACCGACGGGGCGTGCAGATCGAGTTCGACGAGGGCAAGGCGCTGGCGCAGCAGAACGACCGCTCGGGGTCGACGATGCTGCCGTACCTGCTCACCGCCTGGTCGGGAGCACGAGGCAGCAAGGTGGGCGGCACGAAGGCCGCTGGCGAGGAAGCGTTCCCCGCAGACCTGGTGCGGGTGTGCGCAGTGCTCGGCATCCAGTTCGGCGTGGGAGGCAGCCTGTTCACGGGCGACGCTGCTGCGCTGGGGTTCCCAGGTCGGCTGCTGTTCTTCGGGCTGGACCACCTGGGGCCGAAGCTGGTCGCTGGCTACCAGCACAGGGTCACGGATATCGGCCTGCCGTACTACCCACCGGAGCAGGGCAAGCAGATCGGCGTGATGACCTTTCCGCTCGACGTGCAGCAGGCTGTGATCGACTGGGACTACCAGCGCAGGACGCAGGGAGGTGGTCGTCTTGACGGCCACATGATGCTCCTGCGGCTACGTACTACCTGCGTAATGGCCCTGATGGACGGTTTCGCGCAGCCTGAGCCCATCCACTGGCAGCTCGCCGGTGAAGTTGAGCGACACTCCCTCGCAACTCGAGGACGTGTGCTTGCTGGGCTGACCGAGGTGTCGACGCAACAGGCCCGTGCTGCTGGATTACAGGATCACCTTCGCGCCTCAGCGAGGCAGGACGCTTGGATCGAGGATAGAGCTCGCAGCCTGGCGCGGTGGGTGCACAACGAGACGCAGCAGCCCGTTCCGTGGCGCCTGATCCGCAACCGACTGAACGGTGATGCCCGCAAGAGCATCGACGCCATAGTCACGCACGCGGTGGCGGAGCAGTGGGTCGTGCTTGGTGATAACGAGGGCAAACGGTGCTTCGTGCCGGGGGTGCGGAAGCCCTAGCCAGGTGGGGACTGGGTGGGGACTCAGTCCCCACCTGGGCGCGCAATCTCGCGTTCGGAGCGATATGTCGTTATCGCATAACACCTGGTCATTATCATCTTCCTTCAATCGTCTCAGTCCCCCGTCCCCGCGGGGGGTGGGGACTGAGTCCCCACCCAGTCCCCACCCTCCATCAAACGGAGCATGCAATGCTCGGCGGGTGTACGAGCTCGTCGATATCTGAAGCATGGAGGCAGGGAGAACCTGGTCGACCTGCAATCTATTGCACCAGGCCCTGGGGGCCCCTCAGAGGCCCACCTGCAACGACGTGGATGTGACTCCGGAGCACCACCCCTCTCTACAGCACCCACCGGCCCCCGCCCGTGCCCCGGGTAGGGGTGGGGGGTGGGGGGGGGGGGGTGGGGTGGGATGCGGTGCAAAGCCCCTGGTAGATGGCATGGAAAGAGGCATAATCCCTGGGCATTGCACTAGTCGTAAGCAGGGGAATGGACCATCCAAACGGGTAGTCCACCAATCAGACAGGGAGAATCATCATGGCTACTGCCACCACCACCGTCGTCGTCGACGACAAGGCCTACGCCACCGTCCGCGGTGCGCTCGCTGACCTGGGTCAGAATCTGGGCCAGCTACAGGAAGGCCACTTCACGAAGTCGCTGACCAGCATCGGCGAGACAGCGACGCGGGTCCAGCCCATCGTGCTCGAAGCGCGCAAGGTGTGGGTCAACATGGAAGCGACCCGCGACGCCAGCAAGTACACGCCTCGCACGTTCATCGACGGCGCGGCCACCACCGACAGCGCCTACAAGCGCTACGCGGCTGGCACGCCCGACCGCGCGGCGATGGACATGCTGCTCAACTACTGCCTCCACCATTCCGAGGCCAACGTGGGCAAGTACAAGTCCTTCCGGCTCTCGGGCTGGACGCTGCAGGACTACTGCGAGTGGTTGCCCAAGGCCGACACCTACGGCACCAACGGCAAACTGCTGCCCAAGCACGCCACGGCCAAGGCCACCGCGGCCAAGCGCGCAGAGGTGACGGCAGAGGTGAGCGCGGACACGCGGATGTACGGCACCGACGTCAACACGATGGTGCGCGACCAGCCCACGCAGGCGGCCAAGCTCACGGAGCTCCTCGCCCTCAAGCACGACGTCGACGCCCAGATCGCCAAGCTCCGCGAGGCGATGACGGCAGCCGACCGCTCGGCGGCGAACAAGGCGTACGCGGCCCGCGTGTCGTCCAAGATCAACGCCAAGGTGGAGGCCCGCCTGGCCAAGTAGCACGAACCGCGCCCGCGATCCTCATGGATCGCGGGCGCATTCGTCGTTGTCCCGCGCCCGGCGCGGGATCGTGCCGCGTCCCACCGGGGGCGCGGCGCATCGGCGCGTCTCGTGCATCGAGCGTGCAACAACCACGCATCGAGCGTGCATCAGCGGCAGTCGCGGCCCACACAAGTCCGCACATGAGCCATCAGCAATCACATCCAGACAGGAACCAGACCATGAGCATCACCATCAACATCCACGCCCACTGCAACGACCATGAGGCAGTGCTCGAACTGCTCGAGCGCATCGACCAGACCTGCGTCGAGTACAGCTACCAGGTCAACCACCACGTCGATGAGCCGAGTGGGCCCATCGGCCCCGACCCGATCGACTTCACCGACGATCAGACGCCACCGTTCGGCATTCAGCGCGTCGATGCCAACGTCCACGCCCGCGAGCAGTACATCAGCGCGCTGGTGCTGTGGACGCGCGAGAACTGCCCCGAAGGCCCGCTGACCGAGGTCGGCAACTTCCAGATGCGCGACGCCTACCGCGACATCCTGCGCTTCGGCTACGACGCCGTGATCCAGGGTGTCGATGAGGTGCAGGCGTCGTGCTTGCGCGGTGCCTTCCGCGATGCGACCGCGGGCCAGGTGCCGGTGTGAGCGCGGGGGCGATGAGCGTGGAGCACTACTACGCCTCGCACCGCGCCCAGAACCGCTTCGTGAGGCGCTGGGCGTTCATGATCGTGCTGGTGGCGCTCGTGGCGGTGATGCCATGAGCGAGCCCGATATCGCAGCCTGCGTGCCGTGCAAGGACATGGAGCGCCCGGTCAGCTGCTCGCGCGTCGAGAACTGCGCTGACTGTGGCGAGGCCGTGTGGGTCTCGCCATCGACCGACGCGGTGCTCGCTGAGCACGACTACCTGATCCTGTGCACGCCGTGTGCGCTCGCTCGCATGGTGCGCAGCGTCAGCGAGGGCACGCGGGTGATGGGCATGGACTCGCGCCAGGCCCAAGAGCTGCTCGACGAGGGGCTCACCCATGAGCAGCTGCGCAGGATGTGCCGCTTGATGGGCACGATCCCACCGCCGATCGTCGGCGAGGAGGACGCGTGATCGGCTACATGCTCACCGGATTCGTCATCTTCTGCATGCTGATGGCGCTCGGGGTGTTCCTCGGGCGCAACCGGCCTTCGTAGATCGCTGGGCTCGTTCATGAGCCCGGCACCAAGCGAGATGCCGCTGACCCTGCATGGGTCGGCGGCATCTCGTCGTTCCCAGCAACAACCAGACAGGAGACCAACATGAGCCAGTCAAGGGCGGTCGCGGCCCACACAAGCCCGCCACACGCCACCAGCATCGACGTGCGAGGCGCTACGCCATGAGCCGTCACCACATGACCCAGGACGAGTTCAACGCCTTCTGGGCGATCGTGAGCGCCATCGTGCTCATCCCAGCGGCGGCGATGTGGGCCAGGCGCCAACTGATGCGTCAGTCAGCACGCGAGGAGCGCATCGCCGCAGACATCCGCGGCCGTCGCATGGACAGGGAGGCACGCCGTGACCGCTGAGGACATGGGCCTGTTCGACGCACTCAAGGGCATCGTCGACGAGATGCCCACCCCGATCCTCGAGTCGTACAACGCCATCATCAACGGGGTTGCTGCCATGCTCGGTGAGTCGCCCGAGGCCTGGCGCGGTGCGATCGCGCTGGGTATGGAAGTGATGAAGGGGCTCAGCTCGTACCACACCGAAGAACCCGACGCGACCTCGCCGATCGACCACTTCATGATGATCGTGATCATCGGGCTGATGGACAAGCCGTGGGGGCGCAAGGCCCTCGACGACCTGCGCGGGGCTCAGCAGCAGCGCATGGGCGAGATGTTGCGCGACGTGATGGGCGACATCTTCGGAGGTGGTGAGCTGTGAGCATCGACCAGCGACGTGCCCTCGAAGCACGGCTCGATCACCTGCGCGAGATGGTGCCGTTCGAGGTGTTCATGAGGCGGGCGATCGCCAACCGTGTGCACCTGCAGTGGGCCAACCAGTTCGCCGAGGAGCAGGACCTGAGGCGTGAGCGCCTGGAAGGCATCCTCGGTGACTACGACTACGAGCTGTGGCGGCGTCACATCATCACGCCTCAGCAGCGCATCGAGATGCGTGATGCGCTGGCCAAGGTGCCGACCGGGGTGCGTGCCGACCTGACTCGCCAGTCAGCGGTGCTCGGTGACGGGGTGATGCGCCATCTCGGGGCTGATCCCCGTCGGCGTGTCGCTGAGGTGCGCTGCTGGATCATCGACGCCATCGACCACCTCGATGCGCTCGAGTTCTACGAGTGCCGCAAGCTGCTCGTCGACGCCGTGCACCAGCTCGAGTTCATGCTCACGCACCTGCCCCAGAACGACAGGCCGTCACGCAACAGGCTCGAGTTCGACTACCCGCTGCGTGAGCGTGTGCAGGCAGTGGCCAACAGCCTGCGTGGTCATGTCAGCGACCTGAGGGAGGTTGCCTCATGACAGCCGACCCCGACCGGATGAAGCACAGCGCCGACACCTACCCACGATGGGCGGGAGCGGCGTTCTACGTGCCGACCACCGACGAGGCTGCACTCGGGTGGGAGCGCCTGCTCCCAGAGGGCAGCACCGGCAAGGTGCTGCTGCGTGTGCTCGACGATGACTCGATCGCCGTGCAGCACGTCAGCGCCAATGGTGAGACCACCACGCTCTACGTCTGGCACCCAACGTGAGCGAGCAGGACAAGACACCGGCCTGGGTGTGGATCGTCGGGTTCCTACTGCTGATGTCAGTGCTGGGCACGATGACCTCCACCGGAGGCACCGAGGGCGATGGCCCTCACGATGACGGCTGCTCGTCAGGCGTCAGCCAGATGGGCTGCTTCCCGTAGCAGTTCACGATGCAAGCCCCACTCCCGCATGGGAGTGGGGCTTGTGGTCGTTCTCCGCCGCGGCCACACCGGCCACCCTGTCGGTCGGTGTGGCCTCGGCGGTGCATGACCGTGCACCGCCGACAACCAACCAGAAGGATGGCCATGCCAAACACCCAGACCCAGGAGAAGGCCTACGAGGCGATCGCTCAGCAGCTGCGAGCGTTGCGTGGGCTGGTGACCCCGATCGAAGGGCCGATCGGCTACCACCAGGGCACACAGATCGAGCTCCCGCTCGACCCGACGAAGATGGCCTTGCGCGACGCGCGCACCGTCATCGACGCGGCGATCGCCGCCGAGGAGGAGTACAACGACTTCTCGAGGGCATATCGCTTCCGCCCCTATGACGGCGCCGTCGCCGTCAACAAGGTGCTGCGCAACCTGTACGGACAGGTGCTCGGCAAGAAGACGTGGATCTCGGACCCGCAGATGGTCAGCGTCGAGGTGGCGCCGGGCATCCACTCGACCGTGCCGTGGGGGCTGCTGCAACTCCCGCCCACGTTCGGGGCCAAGGCGGGGCTCAACATCGGCAGCACCCGTGACGCGATCTACGGCACCGTGCTGCACCTCGGCGTGTCGGCGATCAAGCGGGCACAGCCCGAGGTCGAGGCGATCTTCGACCTGGTGGAGAAGGAGCTCAACGAGCACTCGATCTACCGGGCCCAGGCCGTCACGGCATCGGAGCTGCCCACGTTCATCGACGTGAGCAACGTGCGCGAGAACGACATCGTGTTCGCTGAGATCACCGCGCGCCGCCTCGACTTCCGACTGTTCTCGGTGATCGAGAAGGAGCACATCTACATCGACAAGGGCGACGACGGCAAGAAGATCGTCTGGCTGTATGGCGACTACGGGGTCGGCAAGTCCGAGACCGCCAAGCTGTTGGCCAAGCGATCGGTCGAGCACGGCTGGACCTTCGTGCACGTCCGACCCGGTGTCGACTCGTGGGACCACGCCCTGCAGATGGCGCGTCAGTACGCGCCGAGGGTGGTGGTGTTCGTCGAGGACGCCGAGTCGATCACGGGCACGGACAACGCCAGCCAAGTGAGCAAGATGCTCGACCAGCTGGATGGCACCGAGGCCAAGCTGCTGCGCCAGACGCTGTTCGTGTTCACCACGAACTTCATCGACAAGGTGCAGAAGGCAGCGACGCGGCCCGGCCGCGCCGACGCCATCATCCGCTTGGGCAACCTCGACCGGGCGGGCTGCGAGAAGCTCGCCCACGTCGAGCTCGGCGACATGCTCGCCGCGGATGTCAGCTACGACGAGGTGTACGCAGCGATGGGTGGGGCGGTTCTCGCCGAGGGCGGGCTGCCTGAGCTCGACGAGCGGGGCAAGTTCATCTTCAAGCCCGAAGCCGACCTCACCCCGGCGTTCATGCGCCAGGCGTTCAACACGGCCAAGATGGCAGCCGCCATCCATCGTGGACCACGCCACAAGGTGACCACCGCCGACATCCTCGACGGCATCACCGACCTGCAGGAGCAGCTCATGATCCATCGTTCGGGTCCTGAGCCCAAGCCCGCGCCGACCCTCGATCGCAGCTTGAGCCAGGCGCTCGAGCCGATGGTCCGCACGGTCCTGAACAAGCAGCTGCGCGAGTACCAGTCGGTCATCTACACCACGGTCGGCGAGGCCGCGGACGAGGTGGTCGAGCGTCGCCTCGACGGGGCTGCGGTCAAGCGCGCCGAGAACGGCGACGTCTGGGCGCACCTCGCCACCAACTGAGCATGAGTCTGCGGGGCCGCGCCTGATGGCAGGCG